CGTCTCGTAAAAATTCTTCGTAAGCGTCTTCAGGCGTATAAAGTTCTACAGCTATTGACTTCCAAAACTCTAACTCATCGAACAACTGCTCGTTTTTAGCAATCAACTTTTTAAGAGTGTCCATCTTCTAATTCCTCTTCTCTGTGTCTGATAAGCCTGTCTTCAAAGGCGTTTAGTAAATCGTCAGCGTCTATTTCAAGTATCTCTAAAATAAGTATCTCATCGTTTTCCCTGACGAACTGTTCCTTGTATTCCTCAAATGTTAGTGACATATCTTATCTCTCACATACCTAAGTAATTCGTTACTTGTTTTAACAGTGTAGCAAGGAAAGCCTTCTTTCTCACACCACTGACTCATTGTCATCTTACTACCTTTTCGTACTTTAGTCAAGGGGTTTGACAACACAAAGACTAACTCCCATTCTGGCATAGAGTCTCTGATAGCCTTGTACTTCTGTGTGTCGCCTACCCTGAAGTAGCCCTTAGCCTCTATTAGTATCTTCTTGTCTTCGTTCACAAAGTCAGGAGTGTACTTCCTGTGTGTTGTGTAAGGCAAGTTGTAAGGTTCGTAGATAAACTCTTTGGTTAGTGCGTCTGCTAACGCTGATTCTAACCCTGACCTGTACTTAGTTTTCTTCTTAGTCACTGAGCTTCAACTCCTGTACGTTTGGCTCCTTCACTACCTCGCATAGATACTTAGGCTGGTAAGAGTAGTTAAACAAACGCAGCTTAGGGTAGCAGTGCTTCTTGTACTGACAGTAAGAACAGCCCATAGCCAGTTGCATATTACCTGACTTACCGTCTGGCTTAGGCTTATGACACACTGCCTCTGGCTCAGGCTTTTTTACCATCTCCTTGAGGTACTTAATCCTATCAGCTATCGTGCCGTTGAACTCCATGTCAACCTTAAACTCTGGGTCTGCTAAGTCGTACTTCAGGTAAGTGAGATGACCTACTGTCTTGTCGATGGCTAACCAACCAATCTGTGTCTCGCCTTCTGAGTAGGCGTAGGCTTTAATCTGGTCTACGTAGCCAAAGGGGTCATCCCTAAGTATCTTACCTTCTTTAAACTTCTTAAACCCAAAGCTGCTTGCAGACTTAACATCTGTAACAATACCGTCAATCTTGCAATCCATAGAGCCCCTGATACCCTCTACCTCACACTGCTTCTGTTCGTCTGTAACTGTGTGGCCTGACATACGGGTAAGGAACAACAACAACTCTTCTACTAAATGTCCATACATAAACTTAACGTAGGTGTGTGGCTCAATCTTCTCTTTCTTGGTTCCGTTTACTACGTTCCAGAGGAATCTATCAGTGCGTCCTACGTTCGACAAGCGTAGCGTTCGTTTATCTACTCGCTTATCTCTGCCGAACTCTGTGCGCATTAGAGCCTTTACGTTCTCACCAAACTTCTCTATCTCTGCCTCTACGTCAACTGAGGGGTCTGCGTCCTTGCTCTCCATCATTGCGTAAATGTCGTCTACCAGTGTATCAGTCGTCTTGTTCATCTTCTAACTCCTTGAAGGCTTTGATAACGTCTGTCGAGAATAACTTTTGTAAGTTAACCAAGAACATCCTACTAGCGTTATGGTCGCCACCACTAACTGTTTTGAATTTGTCAAGTCTTTTTACAATCTTTTTCAGGACGGGGGTGCTGAAGACTAACGTACAGTATTCTTCTTCACCGATACAGAGGTTGTGGAACCAGTAGTCTGACTCCGTAGCTTCAATCCCTGAAGGCTTACCCCACGACTGGTACTCAATGCAGATGTTACCAGTCTTCTGCCACATGTCCTTCTCTGACTTGACTTCTATCTTCTTACCCGTCAGCATTTCTGCTATCTTGTCTTCCCTGACCTCACCGTAAGCCAAGTCAATGTCAAACTTTTTTCTATCAGCTTTGGTAGGTTTCATTATACAGCCTTTTTAAATAAGTTGTTGAACCAAGTGAGGAACCGAGGTCTCTGGGTATTGGGGGACTTTCCTTTCATAACCTCGTAGACTGTCTCTAAACCTTCTTCCTTATATAATTGATGGTGAGGATGCTTCGGGTTACCCACTCTGTATCTCTTACCGTCTACGTACATCCTTGTCTGGTTCTCCCTGCTCCTAGCCGACTCCTTAGTGGGTTTCTGCCCAGCTCTTTCCGACTTTGTATTCCCCTGCGAGGGGGCAGTTGAGTTTGTAGTGAAGTCCGGCAGCTTCAACACAAGCCGTTGCCAAGCGGCCAAACCTTTCTGCGTCTTTTGATTTAACTTCTGTCTGGATTTCATCATGTATGTTTCCTATTATTTTATAGTCAATTTTATATATAGTAGCATATTCTTCCAGTAAACACAATGCCTTCTTCATTACAATAGCACCTGCTGACTGGAGTAAGCTGTTCAGTGCAGCATGTTCTGACCTGATTGCCACTCGTCTTCCATCCAATCCAAAAACATAACCTCTTCCAGCAGCCACTCCAACCTGTTCTCGTAGTCTACCAAGAGCTGGCGTATTTCGTAGGAACTTCGTTTTAAGTCTTTTGCCGTCCTTTGCAGTTCCTCCAACGATGCTTCCGATTTTTGAATCTCCTGCGCCGTAAAGGAAAGCGTAGATGAAAGTCTTTGCTTGGTCTCTAGTCTCAAGGCCCGCAGCCAACTGATTTGCTGTGTGAATATCTCCTGTGAGTATTTCATTAGTGTATGCTCCATCTTTCATGTAGTGCGCCAGCATTCGTAGTTCTAAACCACTGGCATCCATACCAACCAAGCTATAACCTTCAGGTACTGTCCAGCAAGCTCTACATTCTTGGCCGTAAGGCGAGTAGACTGCTGGTACTTGACCCATGTTAGGGCTTGAGTGTGTCATACGGCCTGTTACAGCGCCGTTAGCGTTTACGTAACCGTGTACTCTATCGTCATCCTTAACTGCCGTTATCCAGCTCTGTATCTGTGCTATACGCTTCTGAACTAGAAGGTACTCACCAATCAGTGCAGCCTCTGGTATACCCTTGACTTTATTGAGTACTGACTCATCTACTATGGGCTGACCCTTCTCAGTAAATGTCTCAGGCTTCCACCCAAAGTACTGTAGGTATCGGCCTATCTGTTGGCGCGAACCTAAGTTAAACTCAGGGTAATCAATCCTACTAAAGTCTGCTACTGCTGTCTCCCACTGCTCACCTAAGAACTTCAGGCCAACGATGGAGTACGTACCGTCTTTCTTAACCTTCGGTGATACTTGTTTTATAAAAGTAGGTAAAGGTCTGAACTTAGAATGTACACTATCCTCTAAGTCAAGCTTTTTCTCTTTTAATTTAGCTAGTAGAGTGAATGCTTTTCTCTGGTCTAAGAGCCAACCGTTCTTAATTTGTTCTGCAATAATAACCTGTACCTGATGTTCAAGGTCAAGGCTCTCGTCTCTAAAACCAGCAAGCGATACGAGGAGTTTCTTGTAAACAAGTTCATTAACTCTAACGTCTTGCTGACAGTACTCCACCATATCCTGAGAAAAATTAAGCCAATCATTGTAGTCTCCTTTAGGGCATCCTAATTGTTCACCCCAGCTATCTAGTGAATGACCACCTTGGCGTGAAGGCTCTGCCAAGCGTGACATAACAAGCGTGTCAGTTACCTTCTTACCATTGAAGTCTACGTTCCAAAGCTTTTTGAGTGCTGGTATATCATAGCCAATTATGTTGTGGCCTATAATTTCCATCTGCTCAATGTAAAAGTAATCTTTAAAAGCAACCTCGCTGGTAAACACTAGTTCCACACCTGTGTGTACTTCGCGTACTGCAACACACCATATAAGAGTAGGCTCTAGCCCGTTGGTTTCAATGTCAAAGACTATCTTCTTCATCTGCTTAAAAATCCACCTTATCATCGGCTACTGGACACGCTGTCTCAAGCATACGGCCAGAGTCTTTATCGTAGTAGAGGTAACAAGCTGCACCAGTCAAACCAACAAACCGATTCTTCAGAACCCTGACGCAAGTAGTGTTACGTATATCAGCGTCTGGGTGCTGCTGGTCACGTTCTAAGCCAATAACCATGTCACTTAGCTGTGCGATACTGGCTGAACCTCTAAGCTCTCCTAAACTAATCTTACCGCCATCCTCGTGCGCCTTCTGACCTGACGGTCGGCGTAGGTGAGACACTAAGAACAAGCCAACACCTGTCTCCTGAACTATCTTACGGAGATTAGTCATAATACTGTCGATAGCCTTACGCTCGTCTCCGTTCGCTTGGTCACTGACTACGATGCTCAGGTGGTCTAGGATAATCCACTTACAGTCTAAACCCTTAGCCATGTAACGGATACGCCCTAGCAGGTCATCCTCACTGGTGCTCCCCCAATGGTCTAGCATATAGATACGCCCTGAACCCATTGTTTTTTCCCAGTAGCCTTTCTGCTCTTCGGTGGTAACTACTGCTTTAACGTCAGGTAAGTGTAGCTGCTTGTTGGCTTCTATTGACATAATGCCTAGCGCCGTCTTGGGTATGTCCTCTTCAAGTGCCAAGATACCAATGTTATCTTCTGTCTGGTTCAACAAGTAGTGTTCCAGCTCACGTACTATCTGAGACTTACCCATGCCAGAACCTGAAGTAATGGTAACCAGCTCTTTAGCTCTAAAGCCGTGGGTGTACTCGTTTAGACATGTCCAAGGGTAAGGGATAGAAACAGTCTGTGCTTGCTCCTGTAGCAAATCCCAAGTGTCTAAGCCTGACACAATACCATCGGGTCTGAACACCTTAGCATCCCACCAGCTACTAACAAACTCTGACACCTTACGCGCCTTCAACATATCGCCTGCATCCTTCAGGGGCAGCGTTACGTTCTTAGCCTTGTTGGGTGTGAATAATGTTAGTACAGACTGTGCTGCTTCCTGTCCCGCCTTGTCGTTATCAAAACAGACAATCACGTTATCGAAGCTCTCTAACCAGTCTAGGTTTGCTTTAATATCCTTAGTTGCACCGGCAGCGCCTGACCTAATTGAGACTACTGGCCATTTGCCATCGAACATCTCAGAGACAGCCATTGCGTCTGCCTCTCCCTCAGTGATGGTAATGTACTTACCGCCCTCTCTATATGCCTGTTGTCCAAACAGACCTACATTGTCGAAGTTACCTGTTGCGTAGAATCCTTTGTTCTCTACTTGTCTGACCTTCGTCCCTGTGGCCTGACCTGTGTCTTTATCGTAGTATGGGTAGTGGTGCTTAACAATCTTGCCCTCTGGGGAGAATTCTACAGTCACACCGAACTTAGCTGCGATTGCCTGTGAAATCTTCCTATCGGGGATTGACGCTATAGTTCCTGTCATCTCAAATGCTCTTGTTGGTTTCTTAATTACATCAGCAAAGTCTGGGGCAGTTCCGT